AAAGTGCCAGCAGCCGCAGCCGTTCCACCGATAGCCGGAGGAGAAGCTAAGTAGGTGCTAAAGCCCGTACCGGAGACAGTCGAAGAGGCGCTAAGGGTAGTAAATGCGCCAGCAGCCGCAGCCGTTCCACCGATAGCCGGAGGAGAAGCTAAGTAGGTGCTAAAGCCCGTACCGGAGACAGTCGAAGAGGCGCTAAGGGTAGTAAATGCGCCAGTCGAAGGCGTAGTAGCCCCTACGGTTCCGTTCAAAGGGCCAGAGAACGCAGTGGTGGCAGTGATCGTAGTGCCTCTAACGGTCGAGGCGGTTGTTCCACCGATAGCCGGAGGAGAAGCTAAGTAGGTGCTAAAGCCCGTGCCGGAGACAGTCGAAGAGGCGCTAAGGGTGGTGAACGCCCCGGTGCTGGCGGAAGACGCGCCTATCGTAGTGCTGTTAATAGTCCCCGCAGTGAACGGATACCCCGCAATATTGCCGCTGGCGTCTTCATAAACCGCTTTACTTGCCGGATAGACACAGAAGACGTTGGATGTGCCGGCAAGTGTGATGGCTGCCCCAAGGGCTGATGAAGCTAAAATCGTGGTACGCGCAATTGCATTGGGGCCGATAGAAAAAGTCCCTAATCCAACTTCCCACGCGGTGCCGCTAGTAATGCAATAGTATGTGGTGTCTCCGTTGTTAAGTCCTGCATTAAAAAACGATTGAAACCCGGACACAGCCCCGGCAAGGGTAACCGTCCCTGTGCCCGTAGTTGTCGTCGTTTCTTGTACGCGGTCGAAAACATTGAACGCCATAGCACCCTCTTACTGAAGCTGAATGATCGCCGCAGTCACACCGGAAGAATACGTCGGGAACGTCACCGTAAACGTACCGCTGGTCACCGTCTTAGCGCCACCAAAATCCAACACTGCAACAGCGCGGTTAGACTGCGAAGAGTTATAAATCAAAGCGCCGTAAGCGGTGAACGTAGCCGAAGTCCACGAGGTCGTTGAAAAGCTGATGTACGCCACGTTATTGGTGCTGGTCGTATCAGTCGTCGGAGCCGTGGAGATCGTCAACGAGTTCCCGCCCGTGGTGTACCCACTACCAGACGCAAGTTCATTTGTCGCCGTGTAAGCCGTAGTGGTTTTAGAAAGGGTCGCAGCAGTATCGTATAGCGCAAATTTGAACGTATCCGGCGTCGTATTCAAAGTACGCGCAGGATTTGCTGACGTTGAGAATAAATGGTAGCACTGCATCAACTCCGCTTTAAAGCTGGCGCACATTGCTTGCGTAATAGGCATATCAAATCTCCTTTACAATGGACGCCAACTCAGGCGAACCAACTTTAATTAAAGCATTAGCAATCGTCACGCGGTCGTGCATCACCGCCTGCCGCATATGGTCTAGCACCACATCACGAACCAAAGCACGGTAAGTTAACGCTTGTTCGCGGATTTCTCTGGGGGCTGAAACAGACACACTCAGAATTTTATCCATTGCCAAGTCAACAAGCTCATCCGGCGTAAGTCCACGGTAGTCCGTAGTGATAACCACCGCACTTCCTACAGTTCCGCCCATTGCTTCTATCATATCTCCCCCCCTATTGAACTGGGTAACGGACTTGGCCGGAGCGGTAAGCATCCCGGCGGTCTTTACCATCACCAAGTTGTTTCAGTAATGACATCGCTTCTTGATACCGCGCTTGATACACCGTGATTACGTCGGTCTCACCCTTCATGAAGGTGTACGCCTCCAACAATGAGCCGTAGAGCAGCACGGAATCAAAGTTATCACCAAGCCAAGTAGTGCCAGCGGTGACGATGGACTCGGGGTAATAGTAGTAATGCAACTCGGCGGTGTACGCATAATCCGGGGTTGGCCCAAGGAGAAACGAGTTGGCGTCGAAGATGGCGTAATACTCAGGCGTTGCTCGATCTGCCGGAGCATTGGTCGGATACGCTGCCCGGATGAAATTTACATCCTTATTGAGTAGGTATTGGTATTCACCCGCTGCGGTAATCACCGCCAACGAAAATGTCGCCAACCAGTCAGTAGGCATCGTGAGATAAGAATTTCCTATCGTCAAAGTCCCAGTCACGTTTTTACGAAAAGCCGGAAGCTGAACAGTGTTATAAACCCGCTGTTCTGCCTGCTGAATAAACGTATTAATATCAGTCGTAGTAAATTGGTTCTCTACATACGACTGAATTTCCGCGACTAGTTCAGAGTAATTCATCTATCAGCCCATCTTGTCGCTGACGGTAATGCCCTTGGTCGCCGCGCCATACCCACGCATTTTGTTGGTCTTGGCCTTCAACGGCTTTTCATAATCGACGTTAGAGATATTTCCAACGCTGATGTAATCAAGCGGCATTGGCTCGACGTTGCGCTTGGTAAAGGTGTTCACATTAACATCCTTACCGGACATCGTATGGGGCTTGGCGTAGACCGCTGCTTGGCCCACTTCTTTACCGCCACGCTTCATGCTGTATTTAGCCATTACCGCCCCCGCTGGTTTTTGGCGCGAGACATGTTGCGCCCCATCGTCTTGCGATCCATCGAAGTCGGGCCACCCTTCTTCATGGCCTTAACGCCCTTTGGCTTTTCAGCAGCGGTGATCCCGTGCATCATCGCTTCGTGCTTCGCCATACCACCCTTATTCATCTTTTTCATGTTACCGATACTCCTACAGTCCCTATTACGCCTATTGCCAACAAATCATTGGGGGTCAACACATTATTTCCACCTAACCCCACTGGGCTCCAACCCCATTGAATATCACGGCTACCCCCACTTGGGTCTCCTAAATAATTTAACCCAGACACAATATAAGTATTGTCCCGGCGAGGATTCCGTACCGCTTGCGGGTCTTCCACAGGATACATCCCCTGCAAATTCTGTGGATGGTCGGGCTCCCAGCAAGTCGGACACACCAGCATATTGGTCTTCTTCGTCCGAATGACCAATTCTTTCAACTGCTTCAGTTTATACCTCTGACCGCATCTATCGCACTCGGCAATAGCAATCCGGCCAGATGTAAACTTATTGCTCATTGAATAAACATTTCACGCGGCACAATCCGCCAAGAAGCCTTATCACGGTCTTCATCAGACGCTTGCTGCCAAGCTTCGTCGTACATCTGCTTAAGCATAGGAATCCGTTCCGCCGCTTCTGGAATCTTAAGCGCCACATAGTACGCTAACCCAGCGACCATTGCAGGCAAGAAACGGAACGGAATGTCCTGCGTGTTCACACCATTCCCAGCATCCAACATCCGGCGCAAGCGCCAGTAGACAAGCTCATAGGTGCTGGACACATTGGGCACGGGCCACAAGGTGAACGTCGGATACTGCACGCCATTAGGCTGCGTAGCGCCGCTCAGGCGGTCAATGTAGATTTGGATCGGACGGCCCTGCGCAGTCTTGTTAGGCAAGCTGGAGTAGGTCGAAACGCTAATACGCGAAACCGGGATGTCCGATTGATTGGAAGTTCCCGCGTTGGTACGGACAACGTGTTCAATCAAGTCAACTGTATCTACGGGGAGGGAGTAGGTGGCTTGCCCTTGTACAAGAGCTACCGAGTCAGACTCGACTGTCCATAAGTTAATCCCACGATTCGCCCACTCGGCAAACATCAAGTTAAGGCTGCGCCGGGCCGTCCGAAATTCATAACCAGTTCTCAACTCCGCGCCCGCCCGCTCAAACGCCTCTTCGATCAGTTCGTTGAGGTTGAGGTTAAATACCGGGGGGGATGCGGAGGTAGTCATTCTTGTTCCTTACCTTCAAAATTCAAATATGGCTGCGCCACTCTATCCATTGCGGCTTTACGCTGAATATATTGCTGGGCTACATCTGGAAGCACGCTTAAGATACCAGAATTTTCTAAAGTTCTTTTCCTATCTTCCCATTTGTGAGGAACGTGCGCCGCGTAATTTTCTGGATCTGCTGCGCTACGAAGGTTATGAACCCCAAGCTGATTATGTAAAAGTTTTTCTAATTCGGGAATTGGAACATCATTTGCTGATTTCCCATGTATATTTTCATATAAAAAACGTAAATTTCTTATATAATCAGGATGAGAATCAGATGATAACACATCTAACAAACGATTTTTGTTTTCGTTATCTACCAATTTATGTCTAAATTCGTGAGCAAATGTTCTGGGAGATGCCCCCGCCCCAAGACCATAAACTAATTTGCTGGGGGAAAGAATATCTTCAAGCTGCCCAAAAGTGGTTGCTAAACGAGCGTCTTTTTTTCTCTCTTGTGTAATTATGTTAGGGTCAAGATGTTCCGCCCGATACCTATATCCAAGATCTGTATATTTTGCGTCAGGACGCCCAATGTTTGCTGCTTGAGATCTAGTATTTTCGTCAACAAGATGTTCGTATTCCGGCCCAAGTTTAGCGCGTACTGCCGCAACAAACTCAGGATCATCGGTGGAAATGCGCCCACCATAAGGGTCTATTTGCTGAAAATATTTATGCGATCCTGCTGGCATGGCTAAATCCTAAATTTTGCCGTCTTCTTGGCAATCTTCTTTGGCTGCGCTACGAACTGTTTGCCAGCAGCTTTACCCGCACGTTTTGCTTTGGTCGTAGCAGCGTACTCAGCGGAGGACAACGACTTAATGGCGTTTTCCGGCAGATACCGTTCTCCCGTTTTGGAAGATGGCTTACCAGACTTAGTGCGCCATTTCTGGTCGCCCCACGCCTTTAAAGATTGCTGTGGTGCTTTCATCAGTCGCTGTACCCGCCGCCAGCGTCCTTGTACTTCTTGGCAACTAGCTGCGCTTTACGGGCTGACCACTGCCCTGCTTTAGTCCCATGCGTAGCGGCGGCTTTGACCTGAGACACGATCTTCTTACGCAACCCCGGCTTGGTGTAGTTTCCAGCGGCGTTGACCTTACCGCCTTCTTTGTAAAGCATCACAGGCTCATTGCCGTCGCGCTTTTTAATCGCTCGGATCTTAGCCTTACTGATAGCCCCCATGCCGCGTGAGTATCTCACCGCATCGTGCCTTTGGTCTTGCCGCGCTGGGCGCAGCCATCCCCACGGGTTTTCTTCACCGCGCCGCCGCTTGCGTAGGTTTTGGGTTTCACTTTACCGCCGCGACGCATTTGCTGCGGCTGCTGCACAGGCTGACCGATATTCAACGGGCCGAACGCTTGTGGGCTAGTTTGCACGCCCCCTACGCCCGTGCCCGTGTCGGATCCAATCTGAACCAATGGGGCGTTGTTACCCAGCCCAATCCCACTAGTGCCACCGCGAGGTTGATCAAAAGCAGACTGGATTCCAGAAGAAGCAGTGCCGCCATCTACAAATCGCTTAGTGCGCTTTGTCATTAGCACACCTTACCTTTGGTCTTGCCGCGCTGGGCGCAACCGTCGATCATGCCGCCCTTCTTGTAGCCCTTCACCTCAACGCCGCCACCGCGCTTCATGCCTTTGGCTTCCTTTTCCTCATGTTTAATCATGGATTTCGGAGCGCCCTTCTTTTTCATGAACGCCATTTCCTTCTTCACCATCTTCTTGGATTCGCCAACTTTACCGCCAGCAGCGTATTTTTTCGCTTTAGGTGTTTCTTTCGGAGTGGTCTTCCGCATGATTTCTTCTTTGGTAAGACCGTCTTTCATTTCTTCATCGGTAAACACGCCGCCTTTACGCGAATTCAAAAACGGGTCTCTACCAACATCGTAGTTGGTCATCACATCCCCATCGGTTTTTCCGCCAGCAGCAAACTTTTTCATTTTTGATTTCCCAGCTTCGCTCATCGCGATAGCCATTGCTTGTTTACGATTAGTGACCTTCCGCCCACTGCTGGACTTCAATGCGCCGCTCTTGAACTCGCCCATGACCTTGCCGACTTTACCGCCTTTTTTAAAACGATCCATCGCATTGGTAGACGATTGATTTGATTCAAGCCCCATTGAAGCCCGCTCGGCTCTAGACTTACCTTTAAGGTATTCTTTGTAGGGGATACCCATTTCTTCAGCTTCACGGCGATATTGTTCATTCCGGGTGTTAGACGTTCCGGGTTTGTATTGATCGCGGTAGCCAGCAATGCGTTCCATATCGGATTTATTGCGAACCAATCTGCCGGGAGCCACACGAGAACGAACATCTCTTAGACGTTGCGCGGTAGGTAGACCTTCAGAAGTCTGCGGCCCCATAAACTCATTTCTCAGAATATCTGCCCCGCCGCGAACAATTGCTGGCACAGCTTTCCGGAGTACCGAACGTGCAGCTGCACCCGGAATTAGATATTTCTCAGGGGCAAATTCTTCAATCCCATCGGCTTTATCCAGCGCAATTTGCTCGTCCCTGCGGGCTTTTTCCGCAGCCATCCGCTTGCTTTTATAATCAGAATCGCGTTCATTCGCGGATTTTTCCGCAGCGCGACGGCCCATAGCTTCCATACCAGCCGTGTAGCCGCCCATATCAAACCGTTTTACGTTGCTCTTTTTCATTAGCAATTCCATGCCCGAAGGCTTTTGTTGATCCTGCTATTAGGGTCGCTGGCGGTTTTCTTACTCGTCAGCTTCTTCTTCATCCCAGACATCCGGGCACAGAATGAATCCCTACGCGGGCCACCTTCCGGCTGGGGGGCTTTCAACCCCGGCTTACCGGGATTGGCTTTGTTGTAGGACGCACGACCTTTGGCGTTCAATCCGCCCGATTCGGCCTTGCCTTCTTTACGAGTCCATGCGGGTGACTTAGCCATTAATCCACCAAACTACTTTTGATTAAAATGCCTTCGATGACAATACCCACCGAAGATGTACTACTTTGGCTCTTTGCTTGCCACTGGATGCTAGTCTTTTCGGGGTACGGAAACGGGGTTACTCGCAAAGCAGAATACGCCGCTGTGCCGCTGAACGGCGCTTGGAGTACCGTGAGAATAGTTCCATTGGTGTTAACTTGCTGTGCGCGGTACACACAGTAGTTGTTCGTGCCGCCGTTTTGCTGGCTGAACGCATTAACACGGGTAAGATAAAACGTATGCCCTGCGGGCACGGAATAAATCGACATCTGGCTTTTACCAATACCAGCATTAATTTTGGCGTAGGTAGTACCGCCATTGCTGATAGTGATGTTGCCCACAGCATTGCCAGAAGTGGTAATCACGTTATTGACATGCAGGAAAAGCGCCGTGGTCGTAACCGGCGTAAGCCCGTTCATCGTAAGATTGGCGATAAGCAGATTGTGGTTTGTGTCTAATCCTTGGATCTGAATAACCACCGCAGTGTCGGACGCACTATCGCTAACGGCTGACATAGCAACCGCTGAACCGGGGTAAGGGATAGCAGCAACATTTTCCCAAACCGGGACAAATGTAGTTGCTACGTTTTCTTGGTACCCAAAGATATTGACCAGACTATGCCCAGTAATCTGCCCCCGCGCAACCTGTAGCTCAAAAGGCTCGGAAAGCCCGAACCTACTAATTGAACTTGTGACGCCTGTAGCCATTTAGAATCCTAACTTGAAACAAAAATCTAATTGCGGAGAACCGCCGCCAAAAACTACGGTGGTAAACGCCCATCCGATATTGCTGCCACCATTTGTACTGTTAACCGCAGTCCATGTGGGGGTGTTTACCGTAGTGTTAGTCAGGGTTAAATATTGAAAAACTTTAGTCGCGGGAGTGCCGACAAAATATGAGGGATACGGGCCAAAACCATCATCCCCGGTGCCTGCAATAGCAAGGAGTTTACCCGCTACGCCCTTCATGGTGATGCTGTTATTTACAGTGATTGAATTACCGACCTGCCCATCGGAACTTGCCAACCCTATAGAACTGCCTGTAGCGGTAGAAATTATAGATAAATTATTTACAGTGCAATCACCTGATATACCCCCAACAATCTGTCCTGTAGGAGAAGACACATTAAGCGTGTTTACATTCGCCCCGTTTAAGTTTATATTTACCGAAGGATCATAGTAATTAAATACGGGTGTTCCGGTTATAGCAATGGACGATAAATTTAATGTCGGTGTTAGCCCATTAACCGTAGTAATGGTAATAGTGCTAGTGCCAAAATTTACAGTTGGGCTACTAAAATTAGTATAAAATTGCCCAATAGACAGATTACAATTATTAGTAACTAAAGCTGTAGTCGAATTATAATCAGGAGCAAGTAAGCGCAAAAAAGCGTTGTTGCTACCGGCGGATAACGTATGTGGCCCTGCGCCAACAATAATAAGATTAAAATTGGCTTTAGCTGAACTGTTTACACCGGACAGATTTATAGTGGTCGCGGTAGTGCCGTTTATCTTGACATCAGAATAATATAGCTGACCGCCGCTAATATCTAGGCTATTGCCTGCGCCATTTTTACCCGCAATAGCAATGGTAAAAATATCAATATTAGTTCCGTTACCTAAATTCCCGGTAAACGAAGAATCGAGCGTTAGCGATTGGCAGTTAACAGTTATTCCGGCAGTTACAGGCGTAGCCGCCGCGCTGGTAGACGTAAAGATCACATCATCCGCAGACGTAGGAACAGTTCCAGTAGACCAAATAGCCGTATTAGCGGCTGTCCATGTTCCTGCTGTTCCGTTACGGGTGATGGTAGCCATAGCTAGTAAATCGCCACCATGTTGGTAGCAGTCGTGCTGGTGGCAAACACCTTAAGGACTTGGACGGGGACAACCCCGCCCGCCTGCACGCCTACGAAAGTAACGTCATCCCCCTGCGCGGTCAGAACGCGCACGTTACCGGCGACCCCAACGTAAATGATTGACGGATACGTCAACGGCACCGTATCGCTCGCCGTGAAAGCCACCGCTCCCCCCGGATACCGGGGGAAGGTCGGGCTAGGGTTAGTTACCTTTGCCATTGCGGGCTACCTATTAAGCGGAGGTCGGGAACTGAGCGCCGTTGGAAGCGCGCTGCACATACACCACAGTCATTACAAACTGACCAGCGGTCAAAGTAGCGGTGGCAACTACGTTCTGCACCCACAGCGTCACATCCCCGTTAAGAGCGGCGTTCTGATAGGCGAGCACAAGCGCGGCGGTATTAAAAACTGTAAAACGCCCACCAGCCGTGGTAGCAGTTCCAGTAAAAAGACTAGCGTTACCAGACGAAGTACCTACGGCAACAGTAGTAGTGCCGCCGGTAGCCGCCACAGTTTGATCAACAAAAATGTTGATGATCTGAGAACCTTGCGGAATGATGATGCCAGTGTTGGTATTAGTGGTGCCTACCACTGTGTTGGTCAAGTCACCCGAATTGTACGAGCGCGATAGCACTACGAGCCCGCAGTTCTGTCCGGGGGTGTCTTTAACGGTGCCACACCGAACGGGGCCGGAAAAGGTAGAAAAACTCATTGAATTGTCCTCTCATGCGAGTTCAGTGCGACCATCTGCATGAAGTCAGCCGGGGCGGCTGTTGGTCACACCGGGAAGCCCCGGATTGAGAACTCATATAGCATAGAAAAAACCAAAAGAAAAGGGGCCGAAGCCCCCTTTCTCAAACCAAATTGCTTGGTTTTAGGTCGAACCCGGAGAGCCGAAGATGCCCAGCGGGTCAGACACGCCGAACGAATAACGCTCGCGGGCCTTGTAGCGCACGTTGCCGGTGTCGAAGTCGCCGTCCATGCTGTTAGCCAGCGGGGCGCGGACGAAGTGCTTCAGACCATTCGGAACATCGGTGGTCAAGAACCAAGCGTTGTTGTCGGTCAGCCAGTGGTTGACCGTGTAGCCGCCCGGAATCGAGCCGTTGTTCTTCAGCGCGTTGATGTCGTTGTCGGTCGTACCAACACGCAGTTCCGTCTCAAGGAGGCGGGTCGCGACGAACATCAAAGCCGGCGGGATAATCAGCTTCTTCGGCTTCGCAGCAATCAGCAACGAGCGTTCGTCAGTCCAAGCAGCAATCTGAATGACCGCAGCTTCAAGCGACGTTTCGTTGAGGTCAGCGCCGACCGAAGGACGGTTGCTGTTGGTGCCGCCGGAAACCAGCGGGTGCGCGGTGCTGAAGAGCGCCTGACCGTCACCATAAGTGACCGCAGAAGAGAAGCCCTGATTGAGGGTGTAGGCAGCTTTCACCTGTTTGGTGTAAGCCATCGCACGGGCCAGCGCCTTGGTATAGCGGCTGGACAGCGAGTCGTAGAGGTTATCTTCGACAGCTTCTTCCGTGATCGAAAAGCCCAGTGCAATCGTTTCGTGGTTGTAACGAGCAGTCCAAGCTTCCTGCGCGTTATCATACGCAATCGCCTGACCTTCGTTCTTCACCGGAGCGGCAGAGAAACCCGACAGCTTGGTTTCTTCTTCAAAAGAACGCTCAGAAGTCTCGGTTTCGTAGATTTCTTTGTGTTCTTCGCCATAACGGCTGTACTCCAGACCGAACAAGGCGTTCAGACCGGGGAGCAACTCTTTAAGTAATTGAGCGCGTGAAATTGCCATTTAAGTTACTCCTTAAGCCGTTGCACTGCTGTAGTAGTTGTGGATCAGCAGGTTGGACTTCACCAGAATCTCAGGATACTGAGTGAAAATCACAGTGCTAGTGTACACGCCACTATTGAGCGTGAAGGTCGCGGCTTGATTCAATACAACCGAAGTCGCACCGGCAGCGGCGGCGGTATCTACAAAAGACCCAGTATCCGCAATCTGGCCGGAAGTGGTCAGAACCGACACATGGGTGCCAACTGGCAACGCAAACGGAAGCGCACTAACGGTCAGCGTGGTAGTACCCGCGCTAAACGTCGCGGTGCCAAGATTAACCGCCGTATCCGGCACGATACCTACGCAACGAAGCGGGAGAATCGTGGTAACCGGGGTATCAACGGGAGCCAGCACAGCATTGGACGAGTTGCCGGTGTTCACGTTACCCGTGCTGTTGTCGATCATGGACAGATTCAAGCCCACCATCGCTTTAGCGCCAGACGCCACAGTCGTACCAGACGAACAAACAACCGCTTTGAAGACCGTATCCGGGTCATCACAAATAATCGCAACGGCGTCGCCAGCGGCGGTGCCAGCGGGCCAATACTGCGACCACAGCTTCTGCTTGGTAGCGGGGCTGGTATAAGTGCAGCCAAGGAAAATACCTTGAACCTGATTAACGCCCGTACCAGTAGAAACCGCTGCGCGGTTAACAAAGCCACGGGTTACAACAACCCAGTCGCCGTAAAAGATATTAGTGTTATAGCCGTACTGGATCGGGAGGTCACGGGTCGAACCCGCAAACACCTGTCCACCGATCAAATTGACCGGTTTCAAACCATACGGCGCATCAACAACAGGATATGCCATTTCAAACTCCTAAAATTATTTGGAACCACTACCGAAGGTCACGGTACTCCGTTTGTCCTTGAATAGCGGCATACGCGGGTCGTTCTCCCGCATGAAATTGTTGTCAACAGACGCCACCTGATCTTCTGTTTGCTTCCGATAGTGCGCGTCACGTTGCTGCGTAAACTCGACCGGGGTCTTACACAAAATAAGCCCGCCGGACTCAATAGCGTCTTTGAACCGACTGTTTGGGTCGGACATGGAAAACGCCTCTGGATGTTCAGAGGCTTTGACGGGTTCCCAACCTTCTCGGAATTTGGACGAGATGTTGTTTACGTCAGGGGTGCCCAAGGTGCTGATGCGAATCCATCGGTAGGAATATCCCGGCTCCTGATTAACTTCGGGAAGCAACGACGGCGGTGCCCAACTTTTGGGTCGGGAAGCAGCGTCTCGGGTCTCCATTTCTCGCGGGGTTCTATTTTCAGCCATTGGCGTCACCATTCAATTTGATCATTTCACGGGCGTACTGTTCTGGGGTCAACCCAAGTTTTCTAGCTAGAGAAACCTGAGTCGAAGTCAGCACAACTTTGCGGGGGGCCGTAGAACGCTTTGCAGAAGCCACCACTGTACCGGGTTTCTTCTTCTCACTTACCCCAAATTCTTCTGGGAATCTACGCCGCATCTCTTTGTCGATACGCGAGTAGTATTCGTCAGAAGTGGGGTCTACGCCCTCACCCACCAAGTCCTCATGCACCCCAAATGCCATACTTGTCATGACGCGGTTCTCGCCGAACCAAGCATTGCGTTTCTGCCACGCTGCTGCTTTAGGATCGACTCTAGGAGCCGCATCTTGAACGGGAGTGACTGACCATTCGTCCGTATTTGAACTATCTACATTAGTTTGTTCAGCATGTCCAGCATCTTCTTGATAAGCTGGACGATAATTTTCAACTTTTTGCAAATTTAATTTTGCATTAAGAAGTTTTTCTTGAGCTTCTAACACACGGTCAGAGTCGCCAGAATCATACGCATCTTTATATTCGCGCTTGGCGGCTTCAAGATCTTTTTCAAACGCGGCTTTAGCGGTGCCTACATACGCTTGTTCGCCCGTATGTAAACTCTTCTTAAGCGTCTTGTTCTCTTCAGCAAAACGTCGAAGTAGTCCTATAGCTTCTTCGCGTTCTCGCAACGCCGATTCTTTAGCACGGCGTTCGTCGTGCCAAACTTTTTTCAGTTGCTTGGCTTTCTCCTTAGAGAAATTCTCAAGCTCGTCGTCAGCATCAAGTTCTTTAACGATGTCTTCCGGCATCGGTTCCCGGCCTCGGTCTTCCTCCGGGGTATCGTCTTCGACTTCGATCTCAAAATCGTCTTCCAACTCGGCCACATTCTTGTCAGTTGCCATGATTTACTCCTTAAGAACGACTAATGCCACGCGGGTCATCTACAACACCTTCGACGCTATCGTCGTTAATGATGCGGAACTGACGCCCGTGGATATTGAGACGCGACCCAGCATTGGGCCGTACAAGCACGAAATCTCCTACATCGCAGTACGGGCCTGTCGGGAAGCGTGAAGTATCGGAATAGCAATCCGGCCCCATCGCAACTACAAACAGCACCGTAGTCATCAACTCTTCGTCTTTGACCGTCTTCTCCGCTTTGAGGAGGCCGCTATCGAACTTTGCTTCGATCTCAGGAATCGCACACAGGATTTTGTAACCTGTGGGGGTAGGCAATTGTGTTGCCTGTTGCTCGTCACTCATTAATCATTCTCCAAGCTGTTATTAAGGTCTTCAACATAGCGTTTTACCGCCAACATCCCGTGCAAAATTCCGCAGATATATCTGTAATCTGCGTAATCTTTAGCTACTCCACTGCCTAAGTCTTCTTGAACATCGGCAAGGCGTTCGTTGATTTTTTCCAAAATCAAGTCAATTACGGTCATTCTTCACTCTCTTTCTTAGGTTTTTGAGTCTGCTGCCCCTGATGAGCGCGGTTTTCTGCGCCTGTCCGGGTCTGATGAAACTGATCTTGAAGTTTCTGCGTCATTTGATGTTGTCGGTCTCGTTGAGCTTTTTCAGTTTCGTGCTGACGGCTCTCAATTTCCGACGTACGTCGCATACTTAATTCGTTATTTTTTAAATTAGCTTGAGTATCAACTTTACCCGCTTCAAGCGCCAATTTAGCCTGTTGGATCTGAATATCTGCTTGCTGCGCCTGCGCTTTAAGCTGTAATTCTGCTTGTTGATTTTGTGCCTTAAGCTGAATTTCTTGCTGCCGCAGTTTCAATTCTTCGCGCTGGATAATATTCAACGGGTCTTGCGCTTCCTGCTGTTGCTGTTGTTGTGCAGCTTCAGCTTGGTTTTTCTGCGTCAATTGCTTCTGAGCTTCCGCTACTACCTTAGATAGTTGCACTTCAACATCAGGCGGCAACTGTTCATCTGACGGCGGCAACGGCACCCCCAACTGCTCTTCAATATGTTTCCTGTACGCAAACCCAATATGCTCGGCAACGTGATCCATAAGCGCAGACCCAATCGCTTTAGCTTTTGGATTCTTCTCCAATAGCCCCTGTACTTTGGGATCATTCGCCATGCCCATATGCACCGTAATGTGTGCTTCATGGTCTTGCTGCAAAAATGCTTTGACCGGCTTACCCGCAAGTAACCGCATGTTTTCCGTAACAGGATCGGTAAGTTTCTGGTCTTCTTCGGTCGGGATAATTTTCCCAATGTTCTTTACGCCAAGCACTTCAAGCATCTGTTTGTGTAGCTCAGGCTCGTCGTAAATTTGCGGCGCAGATTGCGCTAACTGCATGACCGCCTGCCACTGCGTCACTTTCTGCGCCATCGTCGAGGCATTCGGGTCGGACACGGGGATAACGTCTACCATGTCGTAGTCGGCTTTCTTAGCCTTGCGGGTGCCTTCTTCCGGCTCGTAGTCGTACTCGTCAGGAGTGAAATCCCGGATGATCGCGGCCAATAGGCGAAGTTCGCGTTTCATCGCGTAATGCACGCGGGAGTGAACGCTCGACATTACTTTCAACGTGCGCTCAAGAATCGCCAGCGTGGTGCCCACCGGAGACTGCGAGGACATATCACTGATTTTAATATCAGATGTACTGGCAAACTTCCGCCCTTCTTCCACGATGTTTTGCATCAGGGTGAAGAGGACTTGCGACGGCTCCTTGTACGGGAGCGTCATGATGTTGTCCTTGATGGTGCCAGATGCAACGTCTACGTCGCGGAACTCTCCGGGGGAGATGGGGGTGTCGTCTCCCTTGATTCGCATTCCTCGGGTCTTAAAGCCGCCGGGGAGGTTAGACAGCGTACCCGCGTCTACGAGTTGACGAATAAGAGAAGTACCTGATTTAGCAAAACTACCCAACAGATGCACAAGACCGAACGCATAAAACCCGAAGCCGGGGATATATGGGTAGTGTACAAAGTGCTCACGCTTAAGTTTCTTCTCATCGTCGGGTGCCCAGTTGCGGTAAATAGCTAGGACAGTTTGTGTTGACTTCTCAATAGTCACGACATAAGGCAGTGCAATACCACCCATCTCCATCTCTTCGTTGTCGGCCTCGGGGTCGGTCTCGTCGTACTCCGACAGGTCAAGGTCAACGTGTATCTCAAGAATCTTGAAGCGGTCGTCAGAGGTGGCACTGAAGCCCATGTTCTCTGCGATTTTTTTCTCAACTTCGTCGAGATTACCCTTGGTCGGCTCACCGAGGTCAACGTCCCGGTAGAACCCACTGGCTTGCAACTTAATCACTTCATTCTTGGACTTCCGCATCACATGCGTAACGCGCTCGGCAGTGTCCAAGTTAGATGCACCGTAGGGCACAATTAAATCTTCCGCCGGGACATAGAGGGAGATTTGGCGTTCGATTGCTGGGTCGTAGTACACCTTCTTGAACGCATTACCACTCAAGCCCAGACCCCACAACATCCGCTCATGCTCGGGGCGGTACTCGGTCATCACCTCCGTCAACTGGAAGTTCATATCCGCCGCGACGTTGACCGACGCCTGTTTCTTCTCCGGCGTCTCTTTACCAATGATGGTCGTCTTCACCGGCCCGCTCGGCGGAAACGTCTCCATGATGGTCTCGGCTTGGAACTTAACCAGCGCCTCGGATAGCAGGGGGTGGAACACCCCGCACGCGCCATTCCACGGTTCAGTCCGCTGCTCAATCTTCAGCCCCAGCAACTCCAGCCCGTCGATGTAGGTCTGCAACCAGTCCTTGCGCGACGCGGTGTCGCCGTCAAAAGAGTCCAACAGGTCATCCGCAATGGACGAGAGCGTCTTATCGTCAAAATCTTCGGCTAAGTTCCGATAAAAGTCCTCAACTTCGGGGTCTTTCTCGTCAATGACAGGTTCCCCAAGAAGCTCGGCAAGGGCAAACTCGGCACCAGACTCAAGTGTGTTATCCTCCCCCGGCAGGGTGGAACCGTCGTCTACGATTTCAATCTGAATCTCTTCGTCGCCCATTTACGGCTCCTTAGTAATACGGTTTTCTGTTCGGGTTGCGATAACGCAACGAAATATCTTCGTCTGGCTCATCCAGCGTTGCACGGATATACCCGCCTTGACGGAACCGCGCCAATGCCATCGACACCGAGTCAACGTAGTCGTCATGGTCGCCCGCAGGGAATGACGCCACTTCTTCAATCACTTCCTCTGCCCAGCGGGTCTCAGGCACCCACACTTTACCTGACGCGAATATATCAGATACTGCGTTAAGTCTGGATATTTTGTCGTTGCCCTTGGAAGGCGTGAACTCCTGCACAGGTATACCCATAGCACGTAGTTCATAAATTAGCGGCGCACCTGATGCTTTCTTTTCGATAATAACGCCGTCTGGTTCCCAAGACCGATACTGTTCTATTGCTACACGCTTTAGCTCAGGAAACTCCATTCGGTCTCGAAATGCGTTAAGCAGGATAATATGCGCCTGCGGCTTGCCCCGGTCGGCTTTACTCACTTCCCAGTCGGAGCCGTCGTCGTCCCGGTAGAAAACACCCCACGTAGTACATGCGGAATAGTCGGCACGATTGTTCTTTTCAAACGCCGTATCCCACGACATCAGCACAAATTCACACTGCGGTGGGTCTTCATGCTCCCAGATTTTCCACCAGTCGCGTTTGATAATCGCACTGGCTTCAGATGTAGGGTCTTGCATGTACTGCGCCATCCACTTGGAGTGGGGCAATTCTTGTCGCAATACCGCAAGTTCTTCCAGCGGCCAAAACTCAGGCCATAGCGGGTTGCCACTGGGCATAATGGCGGGGAAATCGATGACCTCCCACTCTTCCCCATCCCGCAGTGCAGCAGCTTTCAACACCTGAGCGGTCAGATCCCGCTTAGACCAGCGGGTCATCACGACAACAATCGCACCACCCGGCTGCAAACGCTGCCTTGGGCCTGAGGTGTACCACTCATACGTCTTGTCGTAGACCTCGGGGTTGGTTTCAGCAATGGTGGCTTCTTGTTCGCTGTGTGGGTCATCGATAATCAGCAGATCAGCACCCTTCCCA